AGCGCGTCAATCTTGGAATATCTCATTGATGGCCAAGACCCGGCAACGATTGCCATGTGGAAGGCTGTGCTAGCCCCACATCGTTGTCAGTACCCGTTTCCTTACTCGGAGCAAGTGTTGCCCGTGGATCAAAGGAATGGTCAGCTTATGGGTTCGATCCTTTCGTTCCCTATTCTCTGTCTTGCGAACCTAGGTCTGTATTTGGCCGCAATTTGTGATGACAAGAGATCCCTACGCGAGAAGCTCGCTGGGGTGCTGGTCAACGGAGACGACATGCTCTATGTCGCTCGTCGGAGTCGTTGGGAGACTCATGTCGCGCTGGGTGCGCGCGTGGGACTTTCCATGTCCCCTGGGAAGGCATATCACCATCCCGTCTATGCAAACGCTAACTCGTCGTGTTACCATTACGACTTGAGTAACGAGCGTTGCACACCTTGGAAGATTCAGTTTTTGAATACTGGTCTTTACTTTGGGCAATCCAAGGTCCTTGGTGGTGACGATGTTGAGACTGCGAAGTCCCTCGTGTCAACGATTCCTGAGCTCCTGGCTGGTAGCCGAGCTCCCTGCGATACTCTCGCCGGATTTATGCGTCGGCATAACCGGACCATCGAGAGAGAGTGCAAAGGACGCAACCTGTTCATTCCCGAGCTTCTCGGAGGAATGGGTTTGGTTCCACCTGACGGATGGAAATTTTCCGTCAATGAAGTGCAGGCAGCCGTTGCGGCAGCCATGTACGATAAGGATCAGTACCTGTACCGTGGTATTGGACCTGGTGGTCCCGAGCTCAAAGAGGCTCCACAGCCTCTTGCCGCACCTTGGTTGTGTGGTCTCACCTTCGAACACGATGAACTTCTCGGTGGTGTCGTCGTGAGTAAGACGATGAAGGAGCAACGTTTGACGTTGTCGGGCGCAGCAAAGCGCTACCTTCGTTCCGGAGGGGTGAAGTATGGAAGGCACCTCATGCTTCCACTTCATAGATGCACCAGAACACGTCGGATGACGCGATGGATCAACTCGGAGGAGAGATCCTGGACGCACACTGACGATGATTGGAGTCTCGTTCAGCGAGCTCGGTGTATCCCGGCACTACCAAAGTGCCGCCCTTCAGGGGAGATCAATTCGCCTTTTTCAAAATTGGCGACAGACTTGGAACATCTGTTTGATCTGGAGGCCTTCGAGTGTGGCACGCACGAATGGTTCCTCGCCCCAGTCCACTAAGATCATAGTGGACCAACGTCCTGAGCAAGACGTAAAACTACTCCGGTGGTGGTCCCGCAAGGATCACCATGGGGTTCATCTGATGAAATCACCCAAAACGTTTTCGAAACCGTTTCTGTGGAAAGGCAGGCATGCTGGACCAATCGACGGGAGTAGGGGAGCCGGACAGAGCTGCTTTCAGGGCTCTGGCGTCAACCAAGGTGGTGACGTTCGCGTAGATAAGCTAGCGCGGTGTTTCAGATATGGCTGAAACGGTAGGAAATGACCGTTATCAGAAATCTGATGTCCTGGCGAAAATGTCGTACTAAGTACACTCGACCCTGAGGTACGGAATGTCAAACGACTGCACGGGTGGGCCAGATCGATGCGATCGACTGGTTCGGATGGATGAACAGTCTCGGGGGCACCCGGGATCCCATACCATGCAAGCTTCAAAACCGAAAGGTAAGAAGAAGTCCTCTAAGCCTAGCCAGCCTAGGGGCCCGTCTGGCGCGAACGGTCAATCGCGACAGGGAAAGCCGTCCCAAAACGGCAACCAACGACGTAGGCAGGGTGCCTCGTCGGAAGTCGGGGCAGCACGATTTGATCGTGGTGCTACGAACATCGGGATGTCTGATCTCCAGGCACACCGTATAAGCTGGATTGCCGGCTATACGTATGTGGGGGATGGGGCTCTCGGGACCACAGACAATGTGTTCTTCCGCCTATCAGGGTCGCCAACCACCGTTGTGAACGGGGCGACTGGATCCGGTATGGTACCGATCCTGGCGGCTGATACGAATGTCGGTCAGACGTACGTCGCCGACATCGAGAAGCACTACTCTCGGAAGAGGGTGCGCTCTTGTCGCATCAAGTTGGTCTCTCTCCAACCTTCGACGGCCAATTCTTGCGTTGTGCAGATTGCGCCTGTCAGAGGACCTGGTGCCAGCGGTGACACCGTTGCTGTTGCAACTGCCACTGCGGCTCCGACCTTGGCCAATGTCATGGGCATGTCAGGATCGAAGCCAGTCGCATCGTGGGAACACGGCGACTTGGACCTCACGCCGTACATCGCGGGAGGAACGGGTGCGAATCAGAACGAGTTTCAGATTTCGCGTGACGGTGACGACACCAGTACCGTCTGGGGAGCAGGTTCGAACGATCTCGACCTCATTGCGCCATGTGCATTCGTGATCAGTGGATCCAATGCTACTGCGGCTTTGCGCGGAACCAACGTGCATGCTGTGGTCGTGACGCAGGTAGTCGATTTCCTCGACTTCTTGGGGGGACAGTCCCTTAGTGTCCCGGAGTCATTCACGGAGAAGACTCTGGCGAAGTTTCTTGCGCGACACAAGCGTAAGTTGAGTACTGACGCGATCCACGCGGTGCTCAGGATGATCGAGAAGCTCGACTCCACTTCGTCCCCGGTTGGTACACATCTTTGATGTGTATTCCCGCCGATCACGGAATTCTGGTGATCTAAAGCAAGCAGGATAACCCTGAAAAGGTCGCTATGGCATGCGCAACCAGCCCAGGCGGAAGGTACTGAACAACCTTCCATTTCCGTCATTTGTGTGGATGTATGAGAGCGGGTGCTCCCCTGCCACATGAACCAAATTCGTGTAAGGACCTAGTCCGGTTACCCGATTGCTTCAATTTGACGCGGAAAGTTTGCGAGACGACAGAGTCGATCGGCAAACCACCGAATGAACTCCCTTGTTGGAACTACTGTAGTGGTAGTGAGACTGAGATAGCGGCTGCTAACCGCGATTCAAAGCCTACTTGGGGGAGGTGGAATGTCACAAGCGAACCGACTGTATCAGACGGAAAGCCAAGCACGTAGAGTAGCAATCTTGTGC